TACTAATATCAACTTCGCCAGTTCCATTTGGCGTTATGGTAATGTTACCATTAGTATCAGTGCTTGTGATTGCGTTACCATTGACATTTATATTATCTACATCAACACTTCCTAGTGTAAGCCCTGCGGCTGTGTAGCTAATATTGCCAGTAGAATCTGCCGTAGCTGTAGTTGTACCGAAGGCAAATTTATCTGCACTTTCGTCCCAAATTATTACAGCATTGTCGCCTGTGCTACCACGCTCAATTATAATCCCGCTGTCATTAGCATTGCTGGAAGCACCTGAGTTAAGCTCAAGCAGGTTATCCGTAACGGTAGTATTGGTAGTAGACACAGTTGTTGTAGTGCCATTTACAGTTAAGTCGCCCGTAACTGTAAGGTTGTCATTAACAGTAGTTTGAGATGTGCCATGTCCTATAGATATTGCAGTTCCCGATACGCCTGTGCCTATTGATATAGATTCACTGCTGTCTCCAGTATCGATAACTAAATAATTATCTGAACCTTGCTTGATTGTAAAAGCAGTTGCAGAATTATCTGATACTGCTACATTAATATCTGTTCCGTCTGCACTGATAGAATCTAGTGCGATATCACCTACGTTAGTAATTGCGTTGTCATTAAAAGATGTAGCACCTAGTGATACAGTGCCTGTTGCAGTTAAGTTACTAGAGCCTATGTCTACATTACCAAAGCCGCTTGTAATGGAGCCTGCATTTAAAGCACCCACGGTTGTCACATTTGAGAGTGTATCTAATGCACCCTCAAAGTATGTTTCAAAGTCAGTCAGGGCAACCTGCACCATCGTGCCTGCGTCATTAACAACCACACGATCTGCATCAGCTAATGTTGTACCAGTAGCAGATGTATCACCATCCATTATGTTTAATTCTGATGCAGTGGCGTTTACACTTAGTGTGCCCAATGTTATATCACTGGTAAGCGCAACAGTCCCCGATGCATCTTTTATAGTTACAGTACGATCTGCTGTTGGGTCTGTAACTGTAAGTGTTGTCTCAAAGTCGTTTGCAGTAGCACCTTCAAACACCACAGACGAATCAGATAAAGATAGACCAGACGCTGTTGGTGATGTTATAGTCGGAGATGTTAATGTTTTATTAGTTAACGTCTCTGAACCTGTCAGTGATACAAAGCTGTCCCCGGACAACGCAGTGTTAAATTCTGACAAAGAACCTGTGACTGTGTTGTTTGTTAAACTGATTGATTTGTTAGTCAGTGTATCTGTTGTTGCACGGCCTACGAGCGTATCTGTAGCATCTTGAATTGTGACTGTTCTGTCTGCTGTAGGATCTGCGACAGTAATTGTAGTCTCGTGTGCATCTGCTGTAGCTCCTTCTAAAACAATAGAAGCACTAGATACAGTGAGTCCTGCAACTGTGTACGACCCTGTTTCATCCAGCTTCGCGGCGGTAACTGCGTTGTCAGCTAAGTGGGCAGTATCAATTGATCCATCTACGTAATGCTCAGAGTCAATTGAGTCATCTGCTATCTTAGCATTAGTAACAGCATCTGCATTAATCTTAGCTGTTGTAACAGCATTGTCTGCAAGCCCAGTTGCTGTAATCTTAGGACCATTACCGGCGGTGCCACTGTGATCGTGACCGCTAGTTCCCATTGCTGTTTGAACTTGATTAAATTCATTATTCAGGTCTGAAGCACTAATTACTCCACCATCAACAATGCCTGCTGTACTTTGCCTAGTATAGCCTGCCATACTTATCTCCTACTCTCAGTGGCATATTCCAATGCCACAGCGTCTAATGAAAAAGGCTGAGTTGAACCAGTGGAGGTATACTCCAGCGAAACAACAAAACCAGATCCTGTTAATTGATCTCTTAACTGCACTTGTAGTGCTTCTCCAAAAATACCTGTGCCGTATACAGATGTTCCATAAATACCAATCTCGCCACTCGATGCGATATTATTACTTAATGTTATAGGCGATGGTCTAATGCCAGTGTTAAAATCATAGTCAATTGCCATTGACGCTGAGAAGTTACCATCTGGATCTACATAGTTGTGCGCAACATAAACTGTTTTGCGGACTGTGGGATCAGATACCGGCAGGTAAGGAGTAAAAAACGAAGCATCTATATCTGTGCTGTCGAACGAAATACCTTGTTCTAATCTATATACGTACCCATCTGTGTGCGCAAAGAACAAAAACTCTTCTGTCCCGGAGTATTCTCCATATGCGCTAAAAGCTTTAATTCCTCTGGTTTCTGACCACGCAATTCCTTCTCCTCCCTGTGAAGCAAACTGCGTTGCTATTAATCCCTGAGACTCAGATAGTGCATCCCCAGAATCAAATCCAAAAATTCTATACTGAGATTTGCCGCGAACAACTAAACTAGAAAACGAACTATTACCATTTAAAAAGTCTGTAGCTTCTGACTGAATGTTTTTAGTAATTGAGCCAAGCCCAACGTCACCGATTCGCTCTGTAGCAGAAAGTAATCTCAATCCGTCTGGACCCATGAAGATTACGTCACCGCCTATTTCTTGAATCGTGTCTTCCTGAACACAGCCTAAGTCGGTAGAGACGGGTTGTCTGACAAAATCAGAGGAAGTAGTTCCCTGTAATTTATGTATCTGGGTTTTAGTAAATATAAACAGCGTGTCCCGGAATACCTGAAGACCCGTAATAGTGTCGCTAAATTGATACTCTCCTGCTCCACTGCCCGCAGTCCAATCTGTGTCACTTAACAAGCTTGAAAATGCTAGAGATGTTCCTCCTTTAGCAACAAATATATGATCTCTGTATACAGCTACGTGACTAGAATTATTGTAGGCGGCGTTAGCAGGAAGCTGTGCTATGGTGGTGCCGTCGTAATACAACGGGGTATTAGAACCATCCACCATAAATATTTTTTCAGTACCATTAAAATTGTATTTAGCAAATCTTACTTTAGTGTTAGTTGCAGAGAATCTGATTGAATCTGTTGTTATCCTTGTCCAACCTGATCCACCTGATTTGTAAAGTTCACCTTGTCCACCACTCGCGTTGTTACGAACTGCATAAACATTACCGCTATAATAATGCACACCTCGCATCAACGCATTTGTTGCACCAGTAACTGCGTTAGAGTCAAATTTTTGAAAGCCTAGAATTCTTCTGTAGCCACCCTCAACAGATGGTTCAAAATTTCTAAGCTGTCTCGCACTACCGGGCAAGTTGATTCCTTGCTGGATAGGAGACAGATTAGTAACTAATCCACCTCTAAATTCAACAGGGTATGTCTGCCATCCGTCAGCCATTAGATATTATCCCGCGATGAACCTGCATTTGCTATTGGTGTACCCAATGCAAAGGTATTTATATTTCTGCTTACTCTAGTATCTATGACATTAATATATTCATTGATAAGAAGACTTCGCATAGCTTTAAGTCCTTCATCAAACTTTTGTTTTGCTAGTGTTGCAGACTGAGCATTGTCCCTAAACATATAGCAGTGATACATTGCACCGTCTAATATGACATGCTTAAATGATTCAGGAATAGTAGGCACATCATCAAACAATGACAAGTCAGCAGGAATAATAAAATATTCTAACTCTAGTGTGTACGCTTTATCTGGTTTAGGGGCTACGACAAAATCATTAGTTTGTGTCTTTGCGATAAATCGTGGAACAGCCCCAGTAGCATTTGTATTTATTTCCTGATCTAAATAACCTCTTACATACTCATCATACTGAATATGTTTTAATATATGCGTAGAAACATTTAAACTAGAATCTCTAAGTATTCTTGCACTTTCGTAATCTACAATTTTTGCATTCTGAGGAATGGGATATCTAGCAGTATTAACATCTAATATAATTTCAGTGCTGGTGTGATTAAACGGATAGTTATATTCCTGATGATTAATATCACGAATCGCCGCATTAATTGAATCTTTAATTGTTTGATAAAAATTAGTAGCAGTCGCGAAGTTAGTTGTAGTTAATCTTGTTTCATTAAGCCTGCTACAAATTTCGTTTGTCAGGGCTAAAAAATCATACGCCATTATATACGCTCCCTAACTTTTATCTTAATCTTTCTATTTGTTACGATGGGTGCTGTTGTTTTAGAGGAAGTAGTAGTTGTTATTTCACACAACAGTGTATACGAAACTCCTGCCTCGCCCTTTGACAAAACAATTGTTGCTGTAGTATCTGTCGGTGCTGGAATTACACTAGAGGTTAATCCTACAGTAGATCCGCTGTTTACAGACAAAGCATCGCTTTCAAAAGAGAAGCCTTCAGTAAAAGCTATAAACGTACCGTCTGCTTTTTGTATTTTCCACTGTACGGAATTAATAGTTAGACTATCTCGATCTAAGTAACGTGACCAATCTACTGTGTAGTCCAACTTTTCGTCTGGATCTTTATCTGGAAATTTAAACGCCATTATGCGGCCACCTGTATCTTTCTAAATTCTGGAGAATCAATACTAACTGTTCTTGACTCATCAAGTTCAACAAACACAGTCCGTGGGTTATCAAAGGTTACGTATACCACGTTATGCTCGATTTCTCTTTCTACGCTTACTCGTCTTATAGTCTCTGCTGGCACATAAACAACATTTTGTCTGTCGTATAGTGCAGGATTAAAGAAGTTTATTTTAGTTGATAGTGCGCTTACTGTAGCCGCGCCAACTATGGTAGGTACTTCAGCTTGTGTATCTAATATATGCACATGCCGAATATTGTTTGTTGTTATTGTTGCCTCACCAGATGCACTAGCTCCTGCATTTGCAACAGCTACTTCGTTTACATCTGCAACGGTTGCACTACCTGTGCTAGATACACTTGGGTTAGCAATACTTCTTGCTGATACGTTTGCTACTGTTGCCGTTGTCGATGCGTCAATCGCGCCAACGTGTATCTGAAGAGCAACGCCTGATGTGGCTGTCGTGCCAGAAGAAGAGCCTTGCCCTTTTGCTACGACAACTTCGTCTACATCAGTAACAGTTGAAGTAGCACTAATCGTGCCCTCTGCTTTAGATACAACAACTTCATTGACATCTGCGACTGTAGAAGTTGCACTAATCGAGCCACCCGTATTAGCAACAGCAACTTCATTGACATCCGCAACTGTCGCAGTGCCTGTTATCGTTGCACCAGCGAGTTGCCGTGTAACTACTGTACCCGTCGTAGTTGCGGTAGCCGTGGCAGATGCTTGCAGGTTTGCAATCGCTCTGGCTGTCGATGGCGCAGAAACAGCACTGCCCGTAGCAGAAGAAGTAACATTAGCTACGGCTGTAATTGTGCTCGTGCTTGTTGCATCCGCACTAACAGTAGCCTGAACTGTTGCAACACCTACCGCTGTAGATGCACTGGTAGATGTCCCGGAAGATGTGGGTGAAACATTTGCTACAGCTTTTGCGGCAGTCGATGCAACTGAACCACTTGCAGAAACTGTACCAGCACCAACACCAACACTTGTTGCGGCAACAGAAGAAACTGTAGCAACACCCGATGCTGTACCGTTAGCCGTACTCGTAGCACCTGCGGTGCCAACAGCAAATGCTATTTCGGAAAATGCGGCTACGGAAAACGTCATGCTTAGATTTCGTCAGGCCAATCGTTAATCGGTGCATTACCTGTTGGCATACCTTTTCCATCAACAGGAACATCATACAGGGCCATAAACTTTGCATGAGTGTCGCAAGCAATTATGGCGTCTTCGATAGTCTTGCATTTATCGCGGACAGCAGTCCTATAATTTGATACGGTGGTTGGTATTGCAGTTCCCGCCTCTGCCTTACGTGTTACATACCAATCCGTCTTCTCTAATAAACCTTTCGCAAATTCTTTTGTGTTGCCAATTGCAACTGATTTAAGCCCAAGAATAACGATTTGATTGCCGTTTTCATCTTTGCGTTTATTGCCACTTTCATCTGTTGCGTCTTCGTCGTTGATTTTTCTTTCGATTAAGTTCTTTTCTTCTGCGTCCCATCCATGATAAAACCTGTTATCCCAAGGCTTCGGGTCCGCAACCTGAACTAGTCCAAAAGATTTTTTTACCTCATCCGACCACACAGCCCAGTTTGTTGGATGTTTAATACCATCGATAGAAACCCAAGATCTCCCTTCTTTAATTGTCTTACCGTTGTGTTGCCACATGAAATTCTCCTATCTCGCGTTCGAGTACTTAAAAGGTTGATCTGCAAACGCCATATAAATATATCTTTCGTTACTATGATTCCAGTTACCTACGTTGCCCCTTACTCTGAACCCGTTAGATAACAAATCTGGCCCGTTTGAAGACGTAGACTCCGCAACGCTTTGATCTGGAAACAAAATTGCTGAAGTAGTGTTGCTTGGATTTCTGGCGCTATCAAAAATATTCCAACGCTCTCCGCTGTTAATACTTTTAATCATAAGCCAAGCAGGTCTGAATCCCGTGAATACAAACGTGCCGTTAGTCGCACCCGCACCATTACCAAAATAATGTGAAATTTTACTAAACCCTTTTACGCTGTGAAAACAATACGCGACTTGATTTGCTCCATAGTTCCCTGTGGTAAAGCCCGATCCAATCGTAAAAACACTGTTGGTCGGAGCGGTGTCATCGCTCACAGTGGCGTTGTCTGAAGCCGCTCCCGTAGTAAATTGAATAAAATCTGTAAAAGGATCAGCGTCAGCAATTCCGACATGCTGAATAACCCAACCAGTGCTATTCGATCTGGATTTGAAAATAATCATTTCAGGCGCACTTGAAAGCCCATGTGCAACGGTTTTGCTACCAGTAGACTGTAAAGCAAAAGTTACTATGCTGAATCCACTTTCAGTATTTGCTGAAAGCCTTGTTGCCGCAATCGTTCCTGCAAGTGCAGAACCTAAATTTGCGCCATCAATCTTCACACTCCCTGCCGTCGGTGTTGCCCCTACTCCTGCGGAGTTATCGACAGTTGGTGCGCCACCGGCTTTCCACGTCCATGCAACGTAATCATTTGCAGTCGTCCCTTTGTTAACTAAACTGCGAGGATTCGATCCTGAGCTTCCTCCTGCAACCGTGAAGCCATTGGAGTCAAACGAAGACAATACTCCGTTACCATTTCCTTCTGCATCATTTCTGTTAGAGCCTATAGCCGTATTGGTGGACCCTGCTGTGGCCGTTCCCCGAAGCACGTCAAACCACGCATGTGCAATATCTGTGGTTCTATCTTTTATCCACACCCAATCTGGCTGAAATTCTAAACCCGTAACCGATAGTGTTCCATTATTTGGTGTGTATACGACTGTGTCCATATACTGATCTGGTGTTTCGTCTTCGGCGGGATCGATAGATGGATCATCAAGATTAGCTGTATTCAGTGCTTTAAACCCGGTAGGCAATGTTCCTGCGCCATCCGTGCCATTAAACGCACTTTGGCCAAAATTAAACGTTGATGTAGTGTTTCTGCCAAAGGCTATTGGACACAGGTTGTTAAAATCCAAAAGGCCGTCCATTTCTGACGTAGATATTGTTCCTTGACTTGACGCACTTTGACCGGCAGAAGTAGCTCGATAAAACTCTAACTCCTGATCGTCGGCGTTATAAGCCACACCAATGATATTACCGTTGGCATGGGCATCCCCGTAACTTGCAAAACCTGTGTCAACATGTTTTTGACCGTTTCCAAGATACGCTACCAAATGCGTATAGCTACCCCACTCAGTTGAGTCCCTATCTTGTTGATTGCCAATTGCCGCACCGTTGCCTGTACTACTATCCGTAGCATCAATTGTTACTTCATGGTACCACTTGCCTGATGTCGGATAGTTGAAAGTTGCCGTGGTTCCACCGTGTGTGCCACTGCTGTTTGTGCTTTTTAAATTACCGTTTGACAGGGTGTGGGTTATAACTCGTTGCGCCCCAAGTGTGGCATGATTATTTGTTGGGCTATCATTGACCACGTCGCTTGCTGTTAAATTATTATTTGTAAAGTCGTGGTCTTGACCAGACGAATCAGCCCCAATATCTGAACTATCTGCAAAGGTCAGGTAAAAACCATTGTTTCCAAAACCATTGCTCAAAGCTGTTATAGCTGTTGTTGCATTTTTTGCTACCCATATATCATTTTTTGTCTCGCCGAAAGTGCTTGGCGTTAAGGCCTCACCGTCAACAAGATACATCTGTGCTAGGTAGCCACTGAGGTCATTAAGCTCGTTTAATGCATAGTTACCAATATGATGATCCACAGCACTATTGAGGAGAATTGCGTCATTAAGTGCCGGTTTCGTGTAAGGTGAAAAATCAGTTATTTCTGTACCGTTTACGTATAATCTAGCCCTACTGGTGTCCGTGCTGTTGGCTGAATCATACACAAATACGATGTGATACCAACTCCCTGTGTCTTTGAACGTCATAACGGTTTCGTAATTAAGATCCTCACTGCCTCTGATTTTCAACGTATCATCAGTTTGAAAATTAATGCGAGAAGCGGCACTACCGTCACTTGCCGAAAAGATATATTGATCCGTACCTAAAGTTGCTCTTTTGACCCAGCATGCAAAAGTAAACTTTTTATTATCAGTAGGCGTAACCATTGTGCGGTTAAGGAATGTGTTATCACTCCCTGTCCCGCCCCTGAATCTCAACGACTGACCTATAGAAAACGGATAAAACCCTGTGCTAGAGTTGTACATCCACTGTTCTGAACCGACAATACTCATTAACTAAATGCCAACTGCGGTGCGCCAAGCAATATTCTATTTGAGGCCGCAACAACATATGGGACAATGTCTGTGGCACTAGCCGCTGTAGACAGTGTTATGCCTCCACCTGCGGCTGTTTCGTAGTCAGTGCCCAGCGAAAGAGTCCTACCGCCTGTGCCATCTTGGATAAGCACGATAAACCCGGATTGTCCCACCGCCTCAGTAGAAGGATTGGCTAGTGTGACGTTGCCGGTAAGAGTCAATACAAAATTCTGAGATGCACTAAAATCTAATGTAACGCTCCCGCTGTTGCTTGTGTCTGTCAGCGTAGCACCACGTACTGGATCTACAGTATCGCTAGAGGTAAGCTCACCAAGACTTGTTACATCGCTACCACTTAAAATTGATTTGACTAATGTAGCCATTCTTTATCCTATGTTGTTAACGCTATATTGCTAGCACTTCCATCTGATTTAACAAAAGGTAATTTGTTATCTGCTGTTAGCGCGATTGTGTCAGAGCTACCGTCCGCTTTAAAAAATGGAAAGTTTAAATTGCTATTTAATATAACTGTACCTGTAGCATCCGGGAGTGTGATCGTTCTGTCGGCTGTAGGATCAGTGACTGCTAATGTTGTTTCATGGGCATCAGCAGTTGCTCCCTCAAACACCATACTTCCAGTAACAGCGATGTCTCCTGTTACGTCTACGCCAGATGAAGAAGTTTCTAATTTATCTGATCCGTCGTGTTTTAAAAGAGCAGAGCCATTTTTTGTAAAGATGGCCATTGCTTCAGCGTTTGTTGAATGAGCAATTCTTACTGACGTTCCGTTAGTAGAAAGCACTAAGTTACCCGTGCCAACATCATTGACAATACTATTTGTGCCAGTATGATAAATTTCTAAGTCATTGCCTGTACCATAAATCGATTTAACGTTGTCACCACGAGAAATATTACCCGTCATGGTGCCGCCGGCTTTGGGTAAGGCCGCATCTGCGGTTGTACCCTGTGCGGCAGTCGCGTAGTCTGAAGAGTCAAACGCCTTTACTTGTGCAAGGTTAGTGACTTCGGAATCCATTAACGCGCCAGCGGCGGTTACATTTGTGGTATCTGTTACATCAGCGGAAGCCTCGATGCCATCTAACTTAGTACCATCAGTTGCAAGGTCTCTACCGTCTACTGTACCAGTGACAGTAACATTACCTGTAATTTCTATGTTTCCCGGATCTGTTATGTGTAGTCTTTCTGTGCCGTCTATCTGAAACGCTAATGAATTATTTGTATTAATTATAAAAGGAGAGCTTGAGCTATCTGCGACAGGTGTTTTTATTTCAAGGGGGCGGTTTTCATTTGTCCCTAAATCGGCATTTACTCTAAAACAAACTTTATTTGTACCTGACACATCTAAACTGTCAATTCCGCCGTCAGAATTTTTTACGGGCAAGCCAGAAAGCTCAGTGCCGTCAAGTGTGTCTGCATCTAAACCGGAACCAGCGCCATCAACAGTTTTAATTGCTGTTAGAATCTCTGAAGCTGTCTGGTCTGCGGTTGCGGATGCCTCAATACCATCTAACTTTGTACCATCCGTGGCAAGATCGCGACCATCGACTGTGCCAGAGACAGTGATATTACCTGTTACATCTACACCACCAGACTGAGTCTTTATCTTTTCAGAGCCGTAGTGATAAAGAATTGCGTCACCAGTAGAACCATCTGCTCTGAAGTAATTTGCAGTTCCGCCAGAGCCATCATCGGTTGAAATTGTTACATCAGTGTCGTCTTGGGTATTGGTGATTTGAAGAGCGCCAGATGAATTGTTTATTTTTGCATTTGTGCCGTTATGGAAGATATGAAGATCATTGCCTGTCCCCATTCGGATACGATTGTTTCCAGTACCAGTGCTATCATCAAACGATAAATTCGACGAAGTTATATCTACGTCCCCTGTTAACGTGCCGCCAGCTTTAGGCAGTGCCGCATCTGCAGTTGCCCCTTGCGCGGCTGTAGCGTAGTCAGAAGAATCAAAAGCTTTTACTTGCGCGAGGTTTGTAACTTCTGAATCCATCAATGCACCAGCGGCAGTTACATTTGTAGCGTCTGTTACGTCTGCGGATGCCTCAATACCATCTAACTTAGTGCCATCCGTAGCAAGGTCTCTCCCATCTACTGTACCAGAAACCGTTATGTTGCCAGAAACATCTACACCACCAGATTTAGTGGCTAGCTTCTCTGTGCCATAGTGATAAAGCATTGCCTCACCAGTAGAGTTGTCTGCTCTAAAATAGTCCGCATCATTACCACCAGAATTATCGTCACCTTTAATAACAACATCAGAACCACTGGTCTGGAGAATTTGAAGATTGCCAGTGCGGTTTAGTATTTGTGTATTAGTACCGTTGTGTAAAATACTTAAATCAGTGCCTGTACCAAAATTCGCATTAACACTGTCATTAAACTTGACGGCACCCGTCATCGTACCGCCTGTTGTCATCAATGCACCAGCAGATGTTACATTTGCCGTGTCAGTTACATCTGCGGAGGCTTCTATGCCGTCAAGTTTTGTGCCGTCAGTTGCAAGATCGCGTCCGTCTACTGTTCCTGATACAACAATATTACCTGTAACATCCAGTGGAGCAGTTGGTGCTGTGTTGTTGATACCCACCTTACCATCTTGATAAACTGTAATTGCTTCTACATTTGTTCCCTGTTGATTGTGCATTTCAAGTGCGAATGAATTTGCATTACCGCTACGCGAACCTATGTAGTTGATGTTGAATCCGAACTGTCCACTATTATTGTGACTTGCTTGTAAAAGAGTTAAGTCAGCACTAGAAAGATCACCAACAGTTTTAATTGCAACGCCACTAGTTTGGTCTAATTGTATTTGATTCCCGTTAACATCTAAGTTCCCACCAAGTTGTGGTGTAGTGTCTTCAGATATATTGTCTAAAGCATTTGGGTTGGCTGTAGCAGATGAGGCTATGCCGTTTAGTTTAGTATGATCTGCATCCGTAAATACATTTGAGTCTGAAGCGGATTCAACAAGAGTCCTAATCTCTGAGGCAGTCTGATCTGCGGTAGCACTGGCCTCGATACCGTCTAACTTAGTACCATCAGTTGCAAGGTCTCGACCATCGACTGTGCCAGAAACGGTTATATTTCCTACAACATCGACCCCGGTAGATTTGGTGGCAAGTTTTTCTGTACCGTAATGATACAAGACAGCTTCACCATTACTACCATCGGCTCTGAAATAGTCTGTTACGCCTCCACTGCTATCATCCGTTAAGATTCTAACATCATTATCGTTTGTAAAATTTGTTATTTGTAGTTGACCACTAAAACCTTGTATTTGATTGTTACTACCGTTATGACGAATTTTTAAATCGCCCCCAGATCTATTACCAAGCAGTATCTCCGCGCTATCAGGCAACTCAACATGACCAGAGGCATTCTTAAACACCGCCTTATCAGCGGGTTGTGTACAGAACACAGACTTAGTGCCAGCGCCAAAGTTGACCGCACTGTCACTGTTTGACGATTGTAGGATTGTATCGCGAGAAAGAGTATCAGGAGATGCATCAGTAACTGTACCGATGCCAACTTCAAAGTCGCCAGTATTTCCGTCCACGATTGCATAATAGGTAGTATTTGAATTACCTATGCCCGCAACAAACGTCTGGAACCCAGTTTCCGCACCTGCAAGATTAACTGTACCAGTTCCTGTTGTTGTCGTGGATTCTTTTACACGATCAGCAACTGCGAGAGCCATTAATTAAGCCTCAGATATAGAGATAGAACCAGCAGTGAAACGTAGTGTATCACCTGCCGCAATTGTTTTAGGGTTAGTCAATGCGCCGTGATATAATAAATTTGTTGAAAATGTTATAGACACATCATCGCTAATACTTACCGCGGTATCAAGAACAACTGTCGCCGTGGTGCTGGCCTGTGACGAAATACTAGCAACAAAAACATCTTCAGTTATTCCCGTGGCAGTAACTTTCATTCCTACAGCAATTGTTCCTGTCTTGCCATCTACTGTAACGCTCGTGCTACTTGACACGGCACCGTTAACAGTTGCGGGCACATCGGTCAAACCATCATATATACCAAAGTGCGTGACTTGTGTCCACGACGAGCTAGCGTGGGAGTTTGTAAACTCTATTGTGTTACTGCCATCTGGCCCCGTCGCAGTCCCACCAGAGGCGGCATTAAAATCAATAGTGGCTC